CGCGCGCCGGGTCCGCGCCTCGTTATCCATGAAGTGGAAGTTCGCGTTGTCGGATTCCATTTGCCGGCGCTCGATCGCAATGCCCGCCGTCTCGTTGCTCTTGGCTCCCAGGCTGGCGTCGAACATGCCCATCGAGGCCTTCAGCGCGTCCACGGCCTGGTTGTAACCCAGCACGAGGGCCTGGATCGGCGGCTCTGATGTCTCCCGCTCTGGCGCGCTGATGTGCCGACCTTGTTCGTCCCACTCGTTATAGGGGGCCACCGCGCGAGCCTGCGTGTTGATCTCTTCCCAGATCTGCTCGAAGCCCGCGATCGCGCCCACCGGCGCCTTGTACGGTGTTTTCGGGGCCAAGGCGATCATCTCTGCGATGTTCGACACGTACAGATTGATCAGCCGCTGCGGATCCTTCGCCTGCCGGATCAGTGAGTAGGTGCGCCTGGCGCCGTCGACCACCTGCTCGTCGCCCCACTCCGGAACGATGCCGATGTGCGGCACCGGAAAGGTCGTTTCGTCCAGGATTTCCGCGCCATTGATGATGTACTGACAGACCGTGACGTCGTCGCACTCCCACGGCTCGATCGCCTGGTCGACCAGCTCTGGCGCGCCCTCATCCTGGTAGCGGGTCTGACCGTCCTGCATTTGCACCCGCTTCCGCTTCGTATGCTTTTTTAGCCAATATTCGGCGATCTGGACGTCCGCGCCCTCGCCCGCCCCAAACCACTCCGGCGCCGGGCACTCCTGGCTCGATGCCCAAAAATTGTTCTGGTTTGCGAGTGTGTTCGCGCCGTATTTTCGGTTGTGCTCCGCGCGCGAAATGTTGGTGACGACGAAGCAGTACTCGGCATCCGAGGCGTCGTATTCTCGGTGCGGGCCCCACACAACAGAGAACTGGTTGGCGATGCGCTCCAGCCGCGGCTCCTGCTCCCGGCTCTCCTGGTTTTTGTACCTGGTCGTGACCCTGATGGCGGCGCGGCCACAGGTGATCTGCTGCTTGCGCGCGGTGTCGTACACGGTGTCCGCATCGCTCTCGTATTCGACGTGCCTGATGCGGTCCTGCAGCATCTCGCCCGTCTCTTTTGTGCCGCCGCCCATCGGCGTGATTTTGATCGCCGGCTTGTTCTGTCTCCCGTCGTTCACCACCTGCGCGATGAACGTCGGCAACCTGTTCTCAGTCAGGATCGGCCGCTTCGCCGCCACGCGCTGCGCGATCGCCGTTAAGGCCCACTGGGAGCTGCCGCCGAGCACGTTCGGAGTGGCGGCCGCGAATTGCACATCGTCCACCGCTTCGTCACGGTCCAGCTTGTCGACCGCCAGGGCGTGGTCGTAGCGCGTGCGCGCATCATGCAGGAACTCCTCAACGTCCAGAGGCGAGACGGTCTTCGATTCGTAGGGCAAGCTAGTCTTTCACTTCAGTGCTGGCATGGTCCGAGAGCAGCTTCGCGATATGCGCGGAGGCCGCCGCGTGCTCGCCGAAAACGTTCTTCTCCGGATCCGGATAGATGGTGTTGTTTTTGCTCGACTTCGGCTCGAAATGGCTGGTCACCATGTAGCCGTTCTCCGCGGGGTCGATCTGGATGTGGCTCAGCTCGCCGCGGTTGCGCTTGTCGGCGCGTGCTCGTTTTTCGGCCACCGGCGAGGCCAGCGAATTTCTGTGTGCGCTCATTTTTTCTTGCTCTTTCCCGCCTTGTTGAGGGCGATCGCGACGGCCTGCTTCTGTGGCCGGCCGACGGCCAGCTCGTTACGAATGTTTGTGCTGATCACCTTGCGCGATGACCCCGGCTTTAATGGCATTTGTCTTTACCCCATCCACGAGTACTTGCCTGCCGGCGGCCGCGGCCGGCCGGCTTCCTGCTGCTGCGGCTTCGGCGGCTGGATCCCGACGGCAAACATGCGCCAGGCATCCGCCGCGTGGCTGTTCTCGTCGTGCTTGGGCAACCTGGTGGCGCCGCCGGTGGCGAGCTCGCCCCAGACGTACCTGCGCAGCGCCTGGATGCCGTCCGCGCAGCGATCGCCGTCGAACCAGCACTGCGGAAAGATGGTCCGCGCCATGTTGATGCCGCTCTCGATCGTCAGCATCGGCACGATCTGCACGCGCCGGCCGGCGGCCCGCATCAAATCCTCGATCGACTTGCCCGTGCCCAGCGTGTGCGCGCGGGCGTCATGGGGCAGGTAGTCGGTTCCGTACAGATACGGCCTGTCCTGCAGCTGCTTCAGATACCAGCTCAATGGCTCCCGGCTGTTCTGCAGAAAGTCGATGATCCGGTATTCGAATGGGAACGCCTGCACCATCCAGATCGAGCAGTTATCCCCCCACCCGAGATCCCAAAACGTTTGCACCGGCCGCGTGGCGTCGTAGGGCACGCGCGTGATGCGCTTCTCGGCGTCAACGCGGCGCATCTCCTTGGCATAGACCGCGCCGGCGAGCGTGTTTTTGGTCGATCCCTCGTAGATCTGCGCGTACGTATCCGGATCGTTTTCCTGCAAGAGTTTTATCTTTTTCAGCGACGTCTGGCTGAGCCAGTTGTTGTCGCGATAAGAGGTCATCAGCACCTTCGCGTCGGGCGGCGGGTGCAAAACCCATCGCTGGTGCGTGTCGTCGGACTCGAGCTCTGGGTTGTAGGTCACCCAGATTTCGGAGCCTTCCTTGCGAATCGTGGGAATGACCACTTCCCAGCTGTTTTTGGAGACGTTCACGGCCTCCTCGATCCAGACCCCGTCGAGCTCTTCGAAGGATTTGATCTGGTTGACGTTGTGCCGCAGGCCTGCAAAAACAAACTCACTGATGCCTGGCCGCTCGGCCGGCCGGCCGTACATCCCCGCGGGATGCGCCACCGTGCCGACGATCCGCGCCTTCTCGACGCGATAGTAGCCGCCCAGGCCCAACCTGGCGATCTGCGCTGCGAGCAGGTGGTGCACCGACTCGGCGATCGACTGCTGCGTCTCGCGGGCGCATAGCCAGCGCAGCCTGTTCTGCGCGCCCAGGATGAGCAGCGCCTGCGCCACGCTCCAGCTCTTGATGCCGTCGCGGCCGCCGTACAAAATCTTGTAGGGGGCGGGCTCGAATAAGAACTGCAGCTTACGTGGGAACTGCATCTGGCGCCGGTTGCGCCGGCGGATCCACAAACTCGACCTTCAACTGCGCGATGATCGCGCCGCCGCCTGGTCCGGTCACCACCTGGCTCTTGCGCCACTTCTCGGGCGCGTTCGCCTCGAGGAGGGCCAGCAGGAGAGTATCGGAGTAGCGCAGCTTATGCCCGCGCACCTCGCCCTGCCAGAAGACCGGCTCCATAACGCCCTCGGTCGCCCTGCGCACCGCTTCCGATTCGAGAAAGCCCACGGCGATCGCATGCGCCTCGGCAAATGCGATCGCATATTCCGGATCCACTTTCATTCGCCGGTAATGCGCCTGGGGCCTGACGCCGGCGAGCTCCGCGGCTCTTTTGATCGATGCCGTGAGGGCGTAAGCGCCGAGGAAGGCGAGGGCTCTGTTCTTCATACGAAGGGCGATTGATAATTGCCTGTCTGCCGCGGCGGGTACAACTTTGCAATCACAACGTCGATCTGATGACAGGAGATATCGAGCTGCTGCTTGGTCAGTTCCGGCCGCTGCAGGTTCTCGCGTATCTGGGCCAGCAGCGCGCAGCAGTCGATCGCGCGCCGATCAGAGGGGCTGAGCTCCTCCCGTTCCATCAGTCCGCACCGTTCGCGCCTGGCTCCTCCTCGCGCGCCAGCGGCCGCCACAGTCCGGTTCTCTGCTCGAGCTGCAGCAGCCGTCGATCGATCTCGGAGTGCCGCTGGGCGTCGAGCGATTTGCTCGCGTAGCGTTCGTCGAGATCCTTCAACAGCTCCTTCTGAAAGTGGCCCAGCATCAGCTGCACGCAACCCGAGAACACGCCGGCGGCCACCATCAGCGTGGCGCAGATGGCGCTCAGCATTTGCCAGTTGAATTGGCTCATCGCTTCACATCCTCGGCCCGCCAGAGGCCCACACCGACCGCTATCAGGCCCACGCCTTCGGTTGTGTGACCCTTGCAGAGCAGGACGACGGCCGCGGCGATCGCGCCGAGGCCTGCGATGGTGGTTTGCCAGTTTTTCATGGTGTTTTAAACGCGAAGCCAGGCGCCCCGATGCGCTCGAGACGCCCGCCAAAGGAGGTATGCTCCGCGCCCTACGTAGAGATCATGTCCAAGAGTTTAAGTGATGGATTAGCTTCTGCCGGCAGGTGGCGCAGCGTCCAGCAGCGCGCCGGGTTCTGTTCCGTCTCGTGATCGTGCGAATACCTGCGCGGGTTGCCGCGGTGCTCCACCAGGCTGCTGTCGTCCCCGTGGTTCTTGAGAATGATTCGCGCGATCGCGCCCGTCTTTCGGGCCCGCACGGCTTTTGCGTTCGGCGCTTTTGCCATCCGTTCCGCCATTGCCGAGTCGACCAGGTCGACCACTCGATCACCCACGCACACAAGGATTCTCATATTGGGAGAGCGGGAAAGTTTAGCCACCGGCCCGACAGTGGATACAGCGACCTCTCAGTACTGCTCGTACTGATGGGAGTGGCGGATGTGCTGCATGAAGTGCTTGCCCTTCGACTCCGCGGCCATCAGTGCCGCGTGCTTCTGCGGAGATACATCCGAATACCGGTACTTCCGGCCGTTCCCAAACTCCACATGCAGCGTGCGATCCGCGGCGTTGTAGCCGACCGCCTTGATGGCCTCGGATTCAACCGGCTTCATCGTTACGTTCACGCTGCGTTCTCCCGCTGCGGTTCAGCCAGGCGGTTGAGCTCAACGAAAAACGTCTCGCTATTGTCGAGCCGCATCCCGCACCGGGCGAGTTCCTCGGCCGACAATTCCCGCTTGATCTTCACCAGGTCAGGCTTCGGCGGCTTCGGCTTGTGGAAGTACCGCAGCTTCCACGTCGACTTCAACTTTTTGCAGATCTTCTCCCAGTTCCATTTGGCGTCGAGTGG